TTGCCAGAGCGGATCTGAACGCGGCGAAATCCTGCAAGGATCGCCTTCACTGGCTATTCGTTGAGCGCGGCTGGACCAAGATCGAGACGCCGAATCACAAGTTCGCGATCCAAAAGAACGGCGGCAAAGTCCCGCTCATCATCGCCGACATCGACCCGACGCTCGTCCCGGTGAAATACCAGAAGGTCACCGTTACCCTCGATAACGACGCGATCCGTGCGGACCTAGACGGCGGCACGAGTCTCCCATTCGCCCGATTCGGTGAAGTTGGCTTTCACCTGAGGATTCGATGAACCGGCTATTTACTGTCGAGGTTTCCGGAGTTGAGGCATGAGCGTGATCCGCTACGACCACCTTTGCGAGGCGCTCAACGTCCCGGACGGGGCTTGCGAATGCGACCCCGACATTAACTATCAATGTGATCATTGCTACGCGGTGGGCGGCGCGGAAGAGGCGCAAGAGATCCTGCTTGACCTTGATTACGTGACCGGGATCCAAATGGCCGAACGGGAATTGGTGCCCGCGTGATTCTGCTCGACCAAATCGCCGTCAACGCCGTCACCCGCTCGGTGGCACCTACCGAATTCGAGCCGTACCGCGAACTCGATACCCCCGAGAAGATGACCGCGTTCTGCGATGCCTACGGGTTGGTGGAATCGCGAGTGCGGCTCGGTTACTTCGACCAAAACATCCGCACTTGGATCATCGACCACGAGCTGACGACATGGCGCAAAGGGTGGGCCAAGTGATTGCCGCCCTGGTCGCCTTTACCGTAATCGCCATGATCGTGACCCTTGCCGTCTGGTGCGGGATCATCCTCGCCGTTAGCGTGGAACGGCAAATTGAAGAAGAAAAAGCCAAGGAGTTTAAGAATTGAGCCTACTCGAAGCTTTAAAGCCAGACCCCACCGAACCCGCTGAGCCGATCATGCCGAACTGCTACCACAACCCCATTGAGCGGATCCCGCGATGGAAAACCGCGCTGAACCTCGCGGTAATCGCTCTCGCCGTCGTTTTGCTCGCCTACTCGGTCGGGCCTACGCTTATTGGAATGATTTGGAGGAATAGATGACCCCCGCAACCCGCCCCGGCCACTTTACCGAGCCGATCACCCTAATGGGCACCTGCGCCACCTGCAAGCAGCCCAAACGACCCCAAGACCTGCTCGCGCATAACGGGGAGTGTCGCGAGTGCTACGAGAAGAGAGAAAAGAAGAAATGACCGTTGAATCATTAGAAGAAGCCGTTCGATTGGCCGAAGAATTTATTCGCCGCGCTAAGTTGGTGCCAATTGTTGAAGGAACCTACGGGCCTACTGCTACGGGGGATTTACCTGGCAAGAAATGGCGACGGGTTGGAGATTCCGCGATTTACCCTGCCGCTGCCAAACGGGCATCCCTTGACTTGACCCGCGCTCTTGCGGACATGAGGAAGAGCTGATGACCGCCGAAGAGCTGTTGGAGATTATTGCCGCCGCACCGGGCAAAATGTGGGAATGCGATGGTGAATACGTTGTTGCGGACGTCCAAGTCATTGACGGCGTTGTATGTTCGCATCCAATTTGCGACATTGACTACGTAAACCAAGATGATTTTGATATATGGGAATACCCAGAGTCGAGCAAAGCCATTGCTAAAGCCATCCTCGCCGCCCACAACGAAGCCCCGCGCATCATCCGCGAACTGCTTGCCCGCGTTGCCGAGTTGGAAGCCCAAGTGACGCCGAGGCCGATTGAGGAAGCGCCAAAGGATGAGCGGGTTTTAGTGTTCTGCCCCGAAGAAAGCGACTACGGCTACACCGCCGCGTGGGTAGTTGGTGAATACGTCCTGCATTCTTGGGAAGGGGATAGCCGCCTAGAAGATGGCGTTCAGCCTACCCACTGGCTACCCCTGCCGCCCGATCCGACGACCGAGGCGAAACAACCATGATTTACGACCTAGACACCGAATTTATCGAAGACGGAAAGACCATTGACCTGATCAGCTTGGCTCTCGTGGCCGAGGACGGGCGAAAGCTCTACATCGAATTCAGTGACGTTGATTGGAGCAAAGCGAACGACTGGGTTCTCAAAAACGTGGTCCCGAGCCTGTGGCGCAGCGAGGGAAGCGGTCCATACCGTTGGCCGAACTGCCCGCACGAAGGCGGGTTTTATTCTAGGGCTACCGGCGCCATCGAAATCAAAGCATTCTTGGACCCCAAGCAATACGGCAAACCTGAAATCTGGGGCTACTTCGCCGACTACGATTGGGTTGCCTTCTGCCAGCTATTTGGGCGAATGGTTGACGTGCCCGAAGGCTATCCGATGTTCTGTCGCGACATTCAGCAATTGTGCATCGACAAAGGAAACCCTCCGCTCCCCAAGTGTAACGGCGAACACCACGCGCTGAACGATGCTTTGTGGAATCAACAGATCCGCCTATGGCTTCAATCGTTGCCGTATCCGACCGAGGTGACCGAGGTGACCGAGGTGAAACAACCATGATTTACGACCTAGAATCCGCGATTGTGTGGGAGCGCGACCCCAACAAATTTCCGTTTGTTCGCGTTATTCTCCAACTTGTCCCATATCGAAAGAAGTGGCGAAACCGCTGGATTCCAAGTGACGCGATTATCGTTGGCTATGCGGAAATTTGGGAAGGCCATCGCGGGTGGAACGGCAGATTTTGGCGACGGTGTTTTGTTGTTCGCAATTGCGACTACCCTTTTGGCGACGGTTACGCTCCCCCGAAATCGAAATACGTTCCATGCGAAGCCGTTGACCCGTTAACTCTCGCGCCTAATGTGCCGGGCAGCGTCACGGAACGATGTTTCCGCGTTTCAACGACCGAGGTGACCGAGTGAGGGAGTTCTTAAACAGCGACGACCCCAACGCCCCGCAGAATCGCCACCTGTGCCCATCTTGCGGCAAAAGTGCGGGCATGACGTGGAGCGTTTATCTAGGTGGCACATCGCACGGACCATGCCGGGAATGTGGACGGGACACGGTATCAACCGATGACAATTGGACCGGCCCGACGACGGAGAGTGAAGCATGACAGCCATTGCCTACCTAGAAGAATTGGAATACACCATCGTCGAGACTCGCGGGAATTGTTTCGACATTTACCGCTACGGGGAGTCATGGGAAGGATTTACCAAAGACCAGCTTGACGGCTTTGCGCGGGCTAGGGGATGGGAGTAATGCACATAGAAGATCAGCTACGGAAACTGCATAGTGACGCGGTTGCATCGCTTACCGAGGCGTTGGCAGACCTTAAAACGAGCGGAATCAGCGACGCCATTAAAGCGCGGTCGGTTCGCGTTTCCAGCGTGTCCCACATGACCACATTAGCGGACGGTGAGATTTTTCCTGAGTGGCAAATCGAGATTGACAACGCATCCCCGGACGCAAAAATCGGCACGATGATGTACGACAAACTCAACGCTCGCGGATGGGCCGGGGAAAGTTATGAAGTGCGGTGCGTATGGTGACCCCAACCGACTACCTAGAATCGCAAGGCTACACCATCGAACCCGTTCGCGGCATGGTCGAAGTGTGGATTGGGAACACGCTCGTTTTGAGCGACCTCACCGAAACCGAGCTGGCCGCGTTTGCCGAGCGCGTGAGGCTTCAGAAGGAAGGAGGGGAAAGGTAACTCGTGACCTACCTTCCCCCCGAAATGCCGATCTCGCTCGCCAAACTGTGCGAGCTAACCGGTGTTGCCGAGGGGACGCTACGTGACGCCGTGCGGAGAAACCTTCTCGCGATCACACGACAACGCCCGACGCTCGTCCGACTTTCGGACTATTATCAATGGGCCAATGCGGAAGAAGAGGGGGCGAGCGAGGGACGGGGAGGGGACGCCGGAACAACTTCCAAGCGGGCTGTACCGGTACGTGACCAAGTTGAAAACCGGGACAGTCAAGGGGCCAGCCAAGCCAACCAAAGAAGAGGCCCGGTTAGCTCTGGCCCAAAAGCTTCAAAGCCTAAGCGACGAAAGCGCGGCGAGGCCCCGGCGGTCGTTTGGGATTATGGCCAGATCGTGGACTGAATCCAGGACGGACGCCGCGCCATCGACCCGCGACACTTGGAAGTATTGGGCGAGTGCGCTGGAATCCGATCCGCTCGCCAAGATCCCCGCGATCGAGATCACGCCGGCCGATTTCACCGCATGGTGGCGCCGGGCAAAAATGGCCGCTGTAACCAAGATCAAACGGGTGGCATGGTTCAGGCAAGTCCTCAGAGACAACGGGATCCGGGTCGAATGGTCGCCGCCGAAAAGCGACAAGCACAACCCCCGTCGTCCGCTGAACGAAGCCGAGCGAGCCGCAGTTTTGAACTGTCTCGCCACCCTTCCCGACGATCTTCGGTTAGCTGTCCTGTTGTGCTGGTACGTGGGGCTTCGCCGGTCCGAAGCGTGTGGGCTGATGCACTCAGATAGGGACGGCGACGGGATTCGGGTACGCCGAACCGTGACCTATGCAGACGGAGCATTGAGGGTGAGGCCCAAGGGAAAAACTGGCGTATCGCTTGCCTGGGTCCCGCTCGCGCCGGTACTCCGTGATCTCATTGGCCCGCCGAGGAAAGGGTTTGTTCTGACCGACGATGCCAAACGACCGATGAACCCCAAGGTATTGTCGAACCGATTGACGGCGATCTTGAAGCCCATCATCCCGCTTGTTCCGAAGCTCGGCACTCATGCCCTTCGACGAACGTTTGGCACCATGCTTTTGGAGTCAGGAACCGACGTAGTTACAGCTGCCAAGGCGATGAGACACGACCCCGCAACGCTCCTCAGAGACTACGCAAGATCCCGCGATGACCTCACTTTGAAGGCTGTAGAAGGCGTGTTTTCAGGGTCCTTACCCCCATCAATTACACCCACCGAGCCGAAATAGAACCTAAAGTGTCGGTCTTCGAATCCTAGTCCGGCAGCCACAAAATGAACGCATTTTGAGGCTGGAAAGTGGTTTTAAGCACGGGAACGGGAGCGCAAACCGCGGGAAGAATAACCCCACCGAATAACCCACGAACTATTAAGGATTACTTACACGTTGGGGCCAAAAGTCAGACTGCTATCTGACGAAGCATCTCCGTGTACTCAACCGCCTGGGAAAGTGAGGCAAAGTACGTGATGAACCGGTCATCGTGCTCGCTGTACTGGGGGTGGATCACGACGGCGCTACTTGGAGTCGAGCAGTCCATAAACTGATTCTGCTTCCCGTAGTCGTCAAAGCGTTTGTAGGTGCCAACGCGGATCGCGTGGGTCCGAAGACCCGCCACCTTTTGGGAGATGTACCCATCAGTGTGGATATGGCCCGACACATAGATGTGGTCACGCTCGCCAAAGAACGCCGTTTTCATCGGTCCGTGCGTCGGGTGAAACTGCGAATGACCTTTGTGGTCGTGCCGAGCGTTTACGCGGACCACGTTGCTATTCTCAAGGTGCAGCGCCAGCCGTTGCCCGTGCATCGAGTAGAGCACGTTGAGGGTGGCCGCTGTAGACGCTGCTTTGTCGAGCTTTCCGCTCCAATGGTCATGGTTTCCTCCCACGGCCAACAGCCAAGGCAGTTGAGCGAAAAACCATTCGATCAGTCTGTGTGCTTGCGTGATCGTGGTTGTCTGGTGAGCATAAAGGCTTTGAAGTCGACCCACCCAGTTGTTTGTATAGTCTCCGATGCACATAGGAAAAACATAGTCCCGGTTTTGGCATGAGGCAAGGTCTGCTCGAAGCTGGGGGATGTTGCACCCGTCGTCGTCTAGGTGTGGATCGCCAAAAAAAGCAAGGCAGATAGGGCCGGGAGTGTGGATCTGAACAGGGATAAGGGACGTTGCTCGGTCGCGTCCATCTTTAGCGTTAAATTGCCTGCATTTGTATTCCAGGATCTCTTCGGCAGTCAACTCACCTGCCGGGATCTGTGGCATGGAGAACGCCAGAGAAGTTTGCTTTTCTTGCGGTTCAGGTTCTTTAGGTAAGCCAAGCTCAATCAAAGATCGAGTTTGCTTATACCAAACGTATTGGTAGACCTTGTTGGGAAAATGCTTCGCTAACTCTTTCCCCCGTAGCCCTTTCCGTAGCAGGTCGTGAATAAGTTCCGTCTCTTTGGTCGTCCATGCCATGCAAACCTCCGCATAAAAATAATCGCCTCAATCCTTGAGGGGAATCAGGCGACTAATCAACTCAGGTCGGTGCGCTACTTAGCCAAAACCCATTTCGTGCCGTTGTAATACACGACGGCACGACCGTAGTTGGTGGTTACCGCCGCGACTGCGCCACCGCCCGCCGCCGTCGCGTTGATCGCCTTATCCGAAGAGGTCAAAGAGATGTTGCCGGTACCCGCTCCACCGCCTTCGTCGTAGATGTAAAACGTCATGCCCTGAGTAGGCCCCGCAGGAAGCGCTAAAGACACCGCGCCGGTAGCGGTATAAGCAATCTGCGCTCCTGCCCAGGCGCTGATCGTGCCCGCGCCGGAGAAGTTCTGGAACCCGAAAGCGTTGACCCCCGAAAGCGAAAACGCCGAGGTAGACCGAGGTGCAATATCCCGAGGCAAAAGCCCAATAGTCAAGATCGCTCGATCCCAGTAAACGTAGTCCGTGTTTGCTGTTGTGCCCGTGTCGTTGTAAATATAGGCGTATAGGTAGGTGTCGGTTGGAGCAACGTAGACGTTTTGGACCATCCATTTGAACCCGTCTTGAGCCGTGATGTATTGCGGCGAGGTGTTGCTTGTTTGCGAACTGGTGGCAAGCGCAATTCGACCGGCCCCGAGTGACGCATTTGTCGAAGGCATATAACGTCGAACCGCAAGCGTACACCAGTGCCCCCTAAACGGCTTGAGCCCCGCAGCAGTCGTAAATGCTTGCCGAAGGTAGGAGTTTGATCCTGCCGCCGTCTGCGTGGTCCTCAGTGACACGCCCGAGATATTGTCGTACTGCGTTGAGGACAGAGTACACGTAACGTTTGATGCCGTCCACCCGTAAGGCGTCCCGCTGTTGAGTGTCGCGAAATCACCGTTTACGAGGAAGTTGGGAGCATATTGATCAAGCGAACTAACAAACTGCGCGGGCTCTACTCCGGTGTAGCTGGATAGCGCTGAATACCAAGGCTGAAGGTACACCTGAGTGCCTGCCGCCGAAGGGTGAAGATTATCAACGTACCACGCCGAAGGCTTTCCCGCGTTAATGTAAAGGTCATAGACGTTCGCAATTCCGATGCCCCGGAGCCTAGCGACCGATTGCAGCATGTCCATGATGATCGCCATGTAGTTGTCGTCCCGATTAGGAGCTTGAGCGACCCAAACAAAGCCCGCATCCGGCCATACCTGCCAAATAGACTCTGTGAACTCGGTTGCTTGAGACAGGTACTTCCACGGAATACTGAAATCGTTCCCGTAACGCGACGTCATGTTTTTGCCGTGGTTGCAAATCACAAGATCAGGAGCAACGGCAATATCTCGAATGGCTCCAAAGTGAGAGCCAAGGAAGTATTGGGGGATGGTGCCCGCGACGCTTCCGTTGTAGACGTTCAGCTTGAACGAGCCACTTCCCGTCTGTATCACGGTCGGAGACGCCGGAAAGTCACCGGTGCCCGTGTCGTAAAGGTAGTAGTTGACCGTGTAAGCGGGGTACTTGGGAGCAATCCAACTCGCGAGAAGGTAGACCCATTCGTCGGTTCCGTTGCCGGTCGAATCGCCGACCACCAAAATAGCGGTGTCGCGCTGGCCAGAACGAAGGGTGTTGAGCAGCTTTTGGCATTGGATTGACGGAGCCGTCGCGCCAAGCTTTGAGTAGGTCGCGTCGGCCTGGCCACGAGTAAGTGTTGGTTTTGAGTCCATAGTGTTTTTCCTTTAGCCCATGATTTCCCAAGCGTTGAACGTGGCCGCGCCTCCCGCGCCATCGTTCCCGCAAACCCAAATCTCAACATTGTCGCGAGCAGACTCATTCCATTCGTAGGTGTCGCCCTTGTAAATGATCTGGTCTGCATCAGCAACGGTAAATGTCGAAGGCGCGGATGAGCCAACCGGCAAGAATCGAACGTAGAGGTCAAGCGCGGATGCAGGGGATACAAAAATCCCGGCCCCGGTTCGGTCAGCGGTTGGCGAAGAAAAGACCTTAGTCCACGCGGCGGCCGTCGTAGTGGTCGTTACCCTGGTTGATTGTTTTCGAATTCCCATATCAGTTCATAGTCATGGCCCCGATGGGCGTCAGCGATCAGGAGAAATTGATTCCGTCTTCTGAGGTCTTGAAAACGATGGAACTGCTCACAAAATGGAGTAGCCCGATGACCGCTTTTCCGTCCGGCTGAACGGAGTACCGAGCGTCGATTTCGGCGTCATCAAGCCCGGTCAAGTTGGTCGTCTGCTCGGCGTAGAGCGCGTTTCCTTGCGCGTCGTAAGCCCGCGTGTAGACCGTTCCCGAGTTGAGCCGGTACGTGTGGAAAATCCCGTCCGGCCTCTGCGCCGCCGTGCCGTGGCTTCCTGATCCAACGATTAGCGCCAAAGTAAGGCCCCCCGTTTCAATATTTGTTTCATAGAGGTTGATCGTCCCGGATTCGCAAAGACAGGCCCGAAGCACGTCGCCCCTGCCAGCTTGGGCATAATCAAAATTGGCCGAAGTCACGGTCAGCCCCGTGTCTCGGTCATCCCACGGAAAGCCGACGTTTTCGGCAAAACCAATCTGGAATGTGCCGTCGAGGTTGAACCCCCGCGCATGGCGGCCGGTCCGCGAAACCGCATAGGCTACGGGCTCTTCAGACGTTTTGCGTTGTTTTCTGAACGAGCTTCGCGCTCGCCGCCGATTCTGCCAATACTCATCAAGGTAGGGGTATGTCCGCCGTGGATACTGAAGCTCGGTCCGATAATTCTTGTTGCCCTTTCCCCAAGGCGTCCCCGTACGGTAATGCCCTATCGCGTCCGTCAGCCCCGAACCCGCCAAAATGCCGTGATCACTGACCCGGAAAGTTTGGACCCGAGCCGCGACGATCGGCAAATTATCCGTCCCGAAAACAAGCCCTTCAGCTCGTCCCCGAAGCGATTTTGAAAACAGTAGCGGAATCTCAGGATGGGCGTGATCAACCGCCGCGCCGGTCCACACGCCACGGCCAGCGTGAGGGTAGGCATATACCTCATCGAAGAGGTCTTGAGCGGGTACCGTGCCCGTCGTAGAGTCAAGCCAGTCGGTCCAAGTTGGCGTTACGCCATGAACAACCGTTGCCCCGCCGCCGCCGAGCAAGTGAAGCTCAAGACTTGATCCATGCCAACCGTCCGATAGGTCAGGGAGCGCGGCGAATGTCCACCCGGGAAAGTTGTTCCCCATCGTGACCATTTCGGAGATCAGGTACCAACGGTAATAAGGAGTTCCGCTGTATGGAGTCACGAGCGCCATGTCGGGAATGTCGCAGACGAGCCCATCGCGTTGGAGGAACGTCCACGGGCGAAGCGTCGTGTTATCGCTTCCCGAGTCCCATCCCGTTACGAAGTTGGTGAAGCCACCAAGGAAGTCGTACTTTGAATGCTCGCAATGAAGGGCAATCGAGTCAATCTGCAACGTTTCGCCGTCCGGGATTCCGCCGAACGCGATAGACGCCGCCGCCGTGGTGCCCCATCCCAGATCGTAGTCGTCATGTGGGTCCGTGTTCGTCGGAAACCCGCCGGGGTTCTCAATCGGGTACCGACTATCCCGCGCCTTCGTCGTGTCGCTTTCATCCGATGCGCAAGCTAGGTCTAAGTCTCGATCTATCCACGTCCCGGCCGTACTCGTGGTGATGTTCCACACGTGGCTTGCAAGCGTGACTGTGATGGGTACGTTGTCGCCTACCGTCGACCGAACCCGAACCCTGAGATACCGAAAAGGCTCAAGGACCTTGCGAGGGCTGAAGGTCCGGGTAGCTGAGCCCGTCCCGCCACTCACCGCCGCCGAAACCGCCCCAGACACCACGGATAGCGTTGTGTGAGCACCAGCCGCCCAACCGGTAGTCGAGCTACCATTGTCGAGGGTCACGTCATCGGTCCGCGTGACCGTCATCGCATCCCACTTCTTCCCCCTAAACTGGAGCCGCCAGTCTCGCGAATCCTCGCCCGACGAGCTAAGATCATTGACGTCAAGCCAAGCCTGAACCGGATTCCATTGATCAGCATAAATCCCGGTTCCACCCGCGCCGTTAAGGTCCGCATCGGTCCCGTACCGAACTTGATTCAGCGTTAAAGTGCCCGCCGGCGTGAGGAACATCGGCGCGACTCGTCCCGGCTTGGAGATCACTCGAGCAAGCAACGAACCAGGATACGCTTGGTCCCACGCTCGAAGCCGCCCCTTCAAATCCCATTGAAGAGGAGGAAAGAGCGCGGCAAGGCACTCGCAGTAGCTGGTGAGGGTCAGCCCCGGAGCCGTCGCCGAGCATCCCCCAGTAGTGTGCGCCGTCGCGCCGCCGATTGTCTGAGACCAAGGCGCATTGAGATCAACGGTGTTGAATGTCGCGGTGGCCGCCGCTGTCATGTCAAGCAGAAAGCAGTCAGCCCGAGCAACACACCGCCAACCGTAGTCGATGCCGTAGCCAAACGTGCGCACCAACTCAAACTCATTGGCCGCCGTGATGTTTACGAATGCCGTGGCACTATTCCCGTCGACCGAGATCGTCGCGGTAATTGCCGTCCCGCGCTTGGACACTTCGAAAAACCGAATCCCATAGCCTTTGATTCCGTCCTTCTGCCCGTCGCCAAACCCGTCGAGCACGGTGTCATCGCCCGCATTAAGCAAAGGTTCTTTTGGAAACCCGTCCGCGTCAACCTCGTCAAGGTAGTAAATCTCGCACCATTCTTCAAATGTGCCAGATACCGACCACGTGCCGGTAATGTGGCGAGAAAAGCCACCAGGCCGGGCAAACCTCGCAGTGACGACCGTATGATCGTCGTTGAGCGTCCCAGTACCCGTCAGCCCGGTTACTCGCGCATAGCACCGGTTACCAACGTTTCCGGTGCCTGGAGGCGTACACGCGCCGGCAGGGGGAAGCGAGCCGCCTTCGCTCGAAACGTAACCGAATTCGCACCCGAGCGCACTCATCGCAAACGACGGTCGCCGGTAGCTTTCTTCGTTGACCGTGTATGGGTCCGGGTCAGTCGGAGGATTCGTAACACAAACCCATTGCGAGGAATGGTAGCCGTCGAGCGTCCCCGCAAACTCGATCGTGCGCTGCCGTCCGGTCTTGAATGTCGCCATTTAGGGCACCGCGTAAGTCTTGACCGAAGTTTGTTTGGCAATGAACTCGCCGCCGGGGAAGACGATTGACCGATTAAAGTTGGCTAGGGATTGCTGACCGATGATGCTATCCGGGTCACTTCCGCCGCGATTAAGAAGTGTTCCACCGGTGTAGCTTGCCGATCGAACGCACACGCTGCCCGAGTCCTCAACATGGAACGTGACTGTGAACGCCGAAACCCGCACGTTTCGGCGCCCGTTTAGGCTCACGAGGTCACCGCGCCAAATCGGATAGCCGCCACTTTTGAAGAGCATTTCGCTCGTCCAATTCGAGATCCAATATCGAGTCGAGACGCGAGGGAAGACCGCCGTCACTACCCTCGTTGCCGCGTCTTGCGAAGTAATTCGCGGGTCAGTCAGCCCAAGAACAAGGGGAGCGCCTACCCAATTGTCAGGGCGTGAGCTAGGATCCGTGTTGACCGTCTGAGAAGCCGCACTGACTTTGTACGATTGAATTGCTTTCTTCAGTCTTGGGTCATAGCCTGAAACTCGAACCTCGTTGGCATCAAGCGGTAGCGGCCGCTCGGTGTAGCTGAAATACACGTCTCGCGCTGGCTTTGAAGCGGCTACCGCGTCCGCGCTGGTTCGGTACAAGGTGTAGTCCGGGGTCGACGAAAGCGCGTCAGGATCAAGGAACATGGCAACGAGCCCACTGCCCCCCGGTTTCAGTCCCCAAAGGTAGCCCGCCGCGTAGGTCGAAACAAGCCGCGCCAGCTCATCATATGGGTTCGCGTTGACGTCGATGACCGCATTGAACGGATCGTCGTTCAGACTGCCAGGAATTACCGGAAGGTTAAACCCGATATTTTGGAGACTCATTTCCGACAGGTTTACGCCGAAGTAATAGTACAGATAACTGACAATCGAATCCCAAGTGACCGCCGGGGAAGAATCCGAAAGGGGAAGGCCGTCAAGCGGAATCCGCTCCCGAAACTGAAGGTGTTGGGCAAGGTAAAGCCGGTCCCGAACCTCGCAAGAAAGCCGCCGGGCCCCGTCATAAACTGCATCGGTTAGGCTCGGTTCCATCATCACGCCGTCAATGATGACTTTGCTCCCAATCTTGACTTTTACCGGTCGATTTCCGAGAGTCAACAGCTTTGCCACGTTTGAAGCGCCAAGCGTCTCAGGGTTTTTAAGCGAGAACGTAAACGACACGCCGCCGGGTTCATCGGGGACCGTCAGCATCGGCGAAGGGTCTCGCACGATGTAGGGCGTCAGGTCAAATTCTTCCGCTGCACTCGTGTTCGCGAATGTTGGAGCGTAGGCCGCGTGAGCGCCATAGAGGAACGGGGTGTGAATCCCACTTCCGACCATGCTGACTTTCATCAAAAGGTCACGAGTTGAGCTATTAGGGGTGTACGCGGTTGCGTCCGTCTTGACCGGAACAAAGGCAGAAACCTTGTTGACCGTATCGGGAATCGTGCCGTTATAAGGCTGATCACCGAGGATCATGGCGTTCGTGATGCTTGCGCCCACGCCGGTGTTTGTCCGCGCCTCAAGCGTTGCGCCGGTCGGTGGCGGAACCATCATGGAGATCGGCAAAGAGGTCACGTAGCCCGACGTCGCAAACTTCAGCGGGGCAAGCTCGATATTGATTGAGCCGGTTGGCACGTTGACCCAAAACTTCGTGTCACCGAGAATGACGGGGTCGGTAGCCGTCTCATTGATGTCCGCGAACGTGTGGATAAACCCGTCGTTGGTTTCAATGTTGAGAACGAGCAGATCCCGCTTCCTGAATGGCAGGACCATGAACGATGCGTAGGTATCGGCCTGGGTCGCGTTGCTGATCGTGTACTGACCGACCTGAACACCGTCCGTCCACACTTCGACGATGCCGCCCACTCGGAACCGAAGCGAGCGCCCCACCGTTCCGTCGCCCGTGTTGGACCAACCGCATTCGAAGTAGATCCCATCCTTTTGGCCTTCGATGTTGTAAACGTAGAACGAGACGAACCACGCCCGATTCTTTGCGTAGCTCCCCGTTGTGCTGATCGAAGTTCGAACGCCGCCGGTCAGCCCGCTTTGGTTGATAAGGCGAACATTGCCCGCGCCCCGATTGTTCGCCACCTGCCACTCCGAAGCTGACGCCGTGATGCCAAAATCCGAGAGTGAGAGCCGAAGGGTATCCCCGGTGTTTGAGGTGTCCCACGCATCGGTAAAGCAAGCCGGTTGGAGCATCACCGTCCCGCCGATAGGTTCGATGTAGGTCCCTGAAAACGCGAGCCCATTGAACTCGAACTTGGCCGCCGTCATTGAGAGCCGAGGCGTGGAAAGCCGTCGTTGCGCGGTATCAATTAGGACTGTTAGCGCGTCTGGCATAGGTACCGTGTGTTAGAATGCGGGCGTGATGGATAGCAATGTTTGCCCTAGATGCCAGCGACCGGCACTGGTGCAAACTCAAAATAGAGTGGAGAACTCGTGGCGCACCTACCTCTTGAGGGTCGCCGGGATTCTTTTCTTAATTGGCCTCGTGACCATTTGCGCCTACGGGATCGTGCTCATAATTTTGGCGACGATCATCGCAATTTTTGGACTATTCCTGCCGTCAACAGTTGCCGGGACAATCAATGTTCAGTGCCTGCAATGCGGGCTTGTGTTGCCGCCTCGTTAGCGCCTAGCCACGCGGTTGGGCATACCTGAGTTTCGAGCCATGGCGAGCTGATGCCCAAGCAGTTCCGCTCTCAGTTCCGCTGCGAACTGAAGGAGCAGCCGTTCGGGCTTGCCAGTCATCGGACTATTCGTTCCGAGCGCCGCGCCGATCCGAACGGGCGAAGCCGCTTCTTCCGCCCGAGCGCCGCCGCCAAGGATTTGCCGTTGGAGATCTAGCGACTTTTGGGCAAGGTCGACGAGTTTCGCCGTGTTCCGCGCCACAGGGTCTTGAGTGAGTGCGTCCGGTTGCGGAACGGTTGGAAATGTTGGCGCTGGCCCGTCTGGAGTTTCCCTCGCATTTCTAAACCGGTTCCGTATTTGCGCCTCCGACAACTTCAGCTGCGAATCAAGTATGCCGCTTTTGAGACCAGCGGAAAACTTTAAGACTCGGTCGACCGCTTCTTGGTCGCGGCCTCCCGAAGCACTTACTTTTACGATGTCAACTAGATACCCAATAGAATCAACAAAATACTTTAGTCGAATCGACGCTTGAGCAAGCCCGACAAAGAAATTTTCAAAAACTGTACTACTTGATTTGAGCCCGGACCCAAGACCAAGGAATTGCCCAGCGACAAATGGCACGACACCCGACTTCACCAGTAAAGACATATCCGCCGTGAACGACTGAAGGAACGGCAACAAGAGCTTATTGACTTCGTCCCCGATCTGCCTGAACGCTTGACCCGCAACGTCCGAGACGTTCGCCCGAATGTTTTCCGCGCCACCGCTGATTGAGTCCGCGATGGTCTTCAATCGCCCTTCGCTGATCTTCTGAATGGCGTCGAAGACTTGGTCCGACGTGCCTTGGATCTCGCCCGCTTTGGTCACGCCGACACCCTGAGCGCGTAGATCTTGAGCGCCTACGCCCGCCTTACGGAAGACTTCAAACGCTTCGCCGAAAGACCCGCCCTTGACCCGTGCCAGCGCACCTGCAACCTGAATTAGCCCCTGCGGATCTACGCCCGACGTCACGAGCGCAAACCGCTCAATGATGGGCAAGAATCGACCAACGTCAAGCCCCGAAGCCGCGAGTTGTGCCGACGCCCGCGCCAGATCCTCTAACCCGAACGCTGATTTGGTCGCGTAGCTTTCCAGGTACGACATCGCCTGCGTTCCAGCTTCAATCCCCCCGAGCGCACCGGCGAACGTCCGCTTCATTGTATCGAACGACGCCGACGCCTCCGACGCCGCATTCGCAAACGCCAATAGCGCACCGCCGCCCGCCGCAACACCCGCCGCAATACCCGCCGCCAACTCCGACGCCGCATTCGCGAACCCCAATAGCGCCCCGCCGCCCCCCGCAACACCCGCCGCCGCCGCAAGCCCAAAGCCGCCGATTTTGGCCATGCCGGCGCCGAGCCCTTGAGCGGACGCAAGGAATCCTTTCGTGGCCGTGCTCGCTTTCTGAACCCCGGCCGAATAGTGGTCAACCATTCGGAACTCGGTTACTAGGACTTCATCTGGCATTACAAGATCCCTCTTCGCCCGCTTTCAATCGCGAGAATTTCCGCACTGACCATATCCACTAACTGTCGTTCCTGCCGAGGCGTCAAGTCTTCGGGGTGGCAACCAAAGACCCGCCCACTCACCTCAATTTCTAAGGCAAGGAGCGGATTCGCCTTCAGTCTTTTTTTGCTTCGCCGTAAAGCTCGTTCTTCAGGTTCACCAAGAAATTGGAGCTGTACCAAGTGATCTGATCCATCACGTAAGAGATCAGGTGAGGGGCCGACGTCAGCCGCAACGCATCGACCGGGGTAAAGCCCGGTGACAGGCAAAGCCGGTGAAGCGTGAACGCCGCCTCTACGTTCTCTTGGCTTACCAGGTCCCCAAGTTCGCGGAATGGGGCCGGGAGAAGGTCATTGTTGCCCGCCTTCACCGCCGCCGCTTTTGCGTCAAGGAGTTGCTTGACAAAGCCCAATTTGTCTTTTTCGAAAGCCTTCTTTTCTGCGTAGGAGCCGAAGCCTTTGAAGGTCAGCCCCCCGCCGTTGGGCAAAGCAATTTCGAACGTTGTGGGAGCGCCAAACGCTTCAAGAAGCGAATCAACGTCTACGGCAACAGGGGTTTCAGGGCTTAGCGTTTGGCTCATTTGTTACCTCTTCCTTTTTCTCGCTCTCGGTCACATTTTGCGGCTCCTGAACTGTTTCACGTGAAACATCTCGTTTGCCGCCAAAACCGCCGTTTGCAGCGGGGTCATTCCAATCTGGTCTGATGTCGTGTCGTTCCATGTTTAGCTCGATGCCGCCAGCGTAACGGTGCTGTAAGTTACAAAGCTGTAGTTTTCTTCCACCAATTGCCCGTCGACGACCTTGAAAGAAAACGAATCAAAGACCGCGTTTCCGCTGGCTTTGATGCCGTGAGTATCGGACGCAAGCGCGTTCTGGAAGGTGAACGACACCTCCGTCGTCGGTGCGTTCAACGCCTTTTCGAGAATCGTACTGGTGCCGGTCGGGGCTGCCGGATAAGCGCCCGCTCCTGGATCTCCTCCGTCAAAAGACATGCTGATTTGCTGAAGCGCGTACCGTTGGCCCGTTAACGTCGCCTCATTCAAGTTCATGGCGAAGGTCAGCACGACCGAATTAACCGTGATGCTGACCGTTTGATCATTGTTTGAAAAGTCGGACCCGCCCAAGAAGTCGAATAGGGTTTTGGCATCGTCCGATTCAACGTCGATATCTACCGAGATTTGATAATCCTTAGCGGTGACTTGAGGCTTCCCGTACTTCTCCCCAACGCCTGCTTGCATCACGTGCTCAAACGAACCGGAGAGCGTGAAGCTCTTGAGCACGTTGAGGTAAGACACGCCGCCGATTGTGAATGCGGTCACGTTTACGTGAGAGACGCGCTGGCTTCCGCTGACGACCGAGGCAAGATCCACCGATAGTTTGCAGTTCGCCTTAACGCCTTGGGAATTCTTTCCGAGTCGAGCAATTAGCCCCGCGTCCTGCTTTTCGTTGGTCATCGAAAAGGTGAAGTTGGTCCCGGCGGCAACGAGCGCAATACCCCCAGCCGTGAAAATGCCGATGTCCTGTCCTGAGTAGCGTGTTGCCATTTTATGTTTTCCTGATTAGCTGACGATAGAGTTTTTGAGCGACGGCGAGACGTAGCTTGTGGCGTTTGCGGATAATCCCCTGCTTACCGCCACTAGAGTAGAAGCCGCGAGAGACCATCTTTCGGGTGCCGGTTGGCGAAAGAACAAAACGGGCGTATCGGATGCGAAAACCCATCTTCACCACTTGGTCTTTGCCTTGCGGTGGTGTCTCGAAATACGAACGCCGAAGGGCTCCGGTCTGCTCGTTGATGGGTAGCAGGTTGACCCGAAAACCACGCTTCCCGGCGAGACGCTTTGACGTCTGATTGCCGCGTTGAGCTAGTCCTTCCCGAGCAAACGGATGACCTGCCGCCCGAAGTTCACTCGTTTTAATTTGTCCGGCGGTGAACTCAAAGTGATCGTCTTTGCCGCCGTCGTACAGTTCTTTGTGAACCGTCTTAGCCGTGACTCCGACTTGAGCAAACCGTTTTTCCATTGCTGCACCAAAGGAAGCGATGTTCGTGTGCTGCGCCATGACTAGGGCCTCATCGTGCCGGTAATAGCGATTTGATAGGTTGCCCGCACTTCATAGGCCCTATCGTTCGTCCCGTCCAGCTCGTCGTACTCAATCGTCGGCACGTCCTGCAGCGTCCCGTAGCTTGGAGCCTTCAGCGTGGTCGAGCCCATGAGCGCATTAATCAAGTCGTTTGCCCGAGCGATCTTTTCGGATCCGATCAACGTGGTTGACGAACTGGAATACGCGAATCGTCCGGTAATCCGGATCTCGTACATATAGGTTTGTTCGGTCGGCGAACCCGATAACCGCGTCATGTTTGATATCGCCAGATGGGCATACGGAAAGTTATCCGCCGCGATTTGGGGCCGGTCGATCTCAATTTGAGCCGGTGACCAAGCCGTTTTGATCGCCGCCGCAACGTCAACCAAGACCGATTCGGTAAGCGGTCTTCCCATCAGTTATTAATCCTTTCAATGACGACCAAAGCGTAGTCGAGCGCCGTCGCCCCCTTGCTTCGTTTCATTGAATGCACGACAGAGTAAAGAATGCCTTCAAACGTGACCCGTGCCCCCTGAGGGAACTTGGTCAGGTCAGACGCCGCCGCAAAAATCCGAGCCGGGTTATTTAGCTGGACGCCAAAATCTTCAAACGCTCGCCCTGGCGTCAGCTTCTGGAAGTCACACGCCACGTTCACCGATGATCCAATCACTGGGTTTGCAGTCAGCTTCGTGGTCCCGTCAATCGCCGCCGTCTGAGGTGCCACCGCAACCGTGTTCGGGTACCGCCATGCCATTTAGCCAATCACCTTCATGTATCGCGCTACGGCCCGATCAAACACGCCGCGGAGCCGGGAAACGGTGTCATCCGCGCTGTACTTGACGCTTCGATCTCCCTGCTTTTCTTCGGCAACGGTGCCCGACTCGCCCGCTTGCTGAATCAGTAATTGCGAAGCCGCCCGCGAAAGGATTGCTTCAAACACCGCTTTGGGCATGGAGGACGCATACCCAAGCTTTCCGGTGATGAGGATCGAGCCCGGCTGAACGCTTGGAAGAGTCACGAAATCAATCGCTTCAACCGGTCGACCAAGCTGCGCGTATTGGTACGGTCGCGCCATGTAGTCATCAAATTCGGCAAGTACCGTCCCCGTGCCAGACCCGGAGTAATCGGTGCGCACTTCTGTGATCGCCCAACAATCCGCGATCACGAGCCGAATGTTCTTCCCTGTCGGCATGGGAAGCGTGTACCGGATCGCCGTCGTGCTCGAATCGCCCTCAAACTTTTGGCGGCCCGTCTTCTCTTCGAATTCCTGGGTGGCCGACGTCAAAAGCGCCGATAGGTCAGCCGAACCCGACGCAGTTACCCCGATCGTCGTCAGGAAGTTGGTTAGATCAGTGGTGGTCGGTGCAGCCATAAATTAGAAAGGCCACTCGGTTAGGAGTGGCCTGATAGTCGTCAGCCTGGTTAGGGCTTACGCAACGGAGACCGGAGCAGCGATAAACTGCCCGGCGGTCGTCAACTGAGTGTACGGCTTCGCTCGTGGTTGACCCATGATCGCAAGCAGAGCGTTTATGACCGTGTTAGCTACTCCCCGGTCGATCGCCACGCGGTAGTACCGCTTGGTTGGGTTGGTGGTGCCGATTCCGAGCATCTTGTTCGCCGTGTTTGCCGAAGCATCGGTGAACGACTGCGTTGCGTTGGTCACGTCGGCCCACGTTGAATTGTCGTCCGAAGACTGCAATTTCCACGTGAAGGTACCCGTATCAACGTTTGTCCCGAAGACCGCGAGGAAGGTCAAGCTAACCGGCCCGATGCCCTGAAGGTCAACGGCAACGCTGTTGACGTCGGTCGTGCCCGCTGCAAGCGTGTAGGTGGTCGTAGCGCCGTCGTTGGGAGCGACGTGCTGAATGGCCGAATCGAGGAGGAAGGTTGTCAACATGGTTAGCTCACCTTGACCCGTGCGAACGCGCCTTCTTGAGCCGGTGCGCCATCGGTTTCGAAGTTGTATACAAAGCCAAGTTCGTTGGAGTTGGCGTAAGTCTCGTTAAGGGGAATGATCTCGTTGAGAAGGTTGTCTACGATGATGTAACCCAACTTGAGGTTGGCAAGAGTCATCGGGTACGTGCCCGTGGTGATGTTGCCGCTGACGCCGGGGTCAGGCATGAACTCAGAGATGGCCGTGGGAACACCCAAGATCGTCGAAGGCATTCCGCCGACGAGCGTTTGCGCGTTGTACATACCGACACCTGCCGGGGACCAAATGTACTGGTTGTTGGAGTCCTTGACCTTTCGGATTCGGGCTTCCATGTTACGGTGAAGGAACCACGTTAGGTCTCCACGGTAACCAGCTTCGATGAGAGCATAAGCGTTGACGATATCGTCAAAACCGACCGTATTTGCAGTGCCCGAGGACACGTCTCGCGATGTGGAAACGCCCGACGTAGAAGCGACGTTGAACCCAAGCGGCTGACCCACACCGGTTCCGCTAATGAATGCCTTTTCTTCTGTGTAGGCTCGTGACCTTGTGATCTTGCGCATGAACTCCGCTTCAGCGTTGGCCGCGTTGCGAATGAGCTTGCGAGAAAGCTTGATGAGTTTAGACCCACGATGCGGCTGTAGTTCGCGTCGTCCGATGGTCGATTCCGTCGAAACCGAAACCGCCGCCGTCTCTGCGACCCACGAGAAATCATTCAGGTCGGACGAGGTGACAAATCCGAGAGAGTCAGCACCGAGAACCGAATAGACTTCCGACATCGACCGGATGTAGGTCATCTTGGCAACGTTGGTGATGATTCGCTCGGCCATCTGAAGAGGCGTCACGAAGTACCCCGCGCCAGAAAGGTCAGTCTCACTGAAAGCGTGAAGTTTCGCGTCTTCCTGCCATGCCTGGCGATAGGTTTCGCTTCGGTGGCCGCTTTTCAGCACTTCAAGGAACTGGTGGTCGATGTTCTTGCCTTTTTGCTTGGCGCTCGCATCAGCACGCGCCCCAGACGCGACACCGGAGCCCGGCGCTGGCTGAGATAGCAAGATCGTGGCCTGCTCGCTTTGCTTAACGAGATCAATTTGATCGTTAAGTTTGTCGAAGTCAGCAACCGCCTGAGTCCAAGCGGTCCTATCCGATTCGGTCATGTCGTTGGGGGTCCCGTTGGATTTCTCCATAAAGCCCCGGATGTCGTGCGCAAGTTTAATGCGCTTTTCCATTAGCTCTTTCAACATTTTATTTATCCTCTTGCAAAAGGAACAACGAATGCGACCGAAGGCGCAATAGTTCGATGCTCGCTGATTTGTCCTCTTCCAATTCGGGTGGACTCACCGACATTTCAAGCACGGAGCCCGAGACTGCGTGTATTTGCCGGATGATCAATTGCCGATCTTCGGAAAGCCGTCGTCCGTTTTGTTCGCGGAGTTTGGCGACGTCGAGTGCTCGTTGAATCCCAGCAAGCGAGAATTCAAGATGCGTTTCGAGATCCAGACCATGCGCTGAATCCCCGTTAAGACTTTGGACCTGTCGAGCTTTGGCAAGATGGTTCGCCCCAACCAGCACAATCGACCACTCATAAAGCTCGGTGACGCTGCGAATGAGGTTGCACGAGTATTTCCACGCTTTGATGGATTTGGCGTCGTACTGCGTGAGGTCACCACCCTCGTCTTCGATGGCTTTGAGAAGTTCCGCGCCCGAATTGAAGTATTGAATTGTTCCGTAGTCCGGGGTGAAGCCGATGGACACGCTGACCGACTTACCCGCGCCCATTCGCTCCATAGCGATCGTGCGAGCTTCTTGACCGGCTTCGGTCGCGTGGAACTGGGCAACGCTCACCAGCTCGTTTCCTTGGATCTTCGCCGAGATCGGCATACCGATGGGGAGATCATCCCAGTCGTGACCAACCAGAATCGCGCCATCGTTCACGAACCCTTTGAGCGCCGCCGAAGTAAATGCACCAGGCGCAAAGACGCACCCGATACGGAGCATGGTCCCCGTGGTCGAAGCTGTGACTTCGATCTGGTTATCCTTGATCGCACCAAGCGCGTGGAAAATGGCGGTCTTCTTTTCGTTCATGTTCATTCAACTGGTCCAAACGGGCTTAGTCCGTCCGACACCCGAACCCATCGGCATTTGCAATTCCCAAGGCAAACCGTGTTCCCTTCCCGAGGGTGAGTAAACGCGGTCGAATCATCAAAAGGAGAAAGCGACGCGATGTAAAGGCAGTCCGGACAATGTTCGGCAACGCCCAACTGCCAGTCATACTTTTCATCCGGCGTTCCGGCGGCAATAAAGCCCGCTGACGCGCTCGAAGAGGTCTTTAGGCTGTAGAGCCCTGCCCGCTGCCGAAGTGCCCCTTCGATGTCAAGGGACCCGTCATCGCCGTTGTACCGCCCGTCTTCAATGTCCTGAAGGAAGCCAAGCAGGAATTCCTGCTCTACGTCGGTCGTGGTCTTGGTAAAGTTCGCAACTTGGTCAGTCGTTGGCGTCGCTCCGCCCGTTTGGAGCCCGAGCGTGTACTGAACTTTGTGGGTGTCGTAGATCGCTTGAGTCAGCTCGCTTTTGAGCCCTTCGATATCGAGCTTCCCCGCTTTGTAGTCGTCAAAAGCGTTCATCATCGCCCGGTCCATCTTATTAATGTTCCGGTTATGCGTTGACTGTGCCAGCTTGTCTCGCGTGACCTTGTGGGTGACGATGCCCGGCGTTCGTCCGGCATTCTCTAGCCGTTTCCGGTTGGCTTCGCCCATGCGGATAGCCCAATCCGAAAGCCCTTGTTTCTTTGCCGTGTCCGCTGGTGCGCCGATGCCCGACGCCCGCGCCTGAAGGTCAAAGTAGGTCACACCCTTATCAGTGCTTTCCGGGGTCTCGCCCATCACCTCTTTAGCCCGGTAGCGGTCGATGATGCCCGCTAGGAAGTTTGCTCGGTTGTTCTCGTCTCGTGCGTTGGTTTCGTCGGCAAGCCATGATACGGCCGAAGTGTCCCACGCATACCGGAACATGGCCGGGTCCATTCCGAACTCGGGAAGGATCTGTTGAGACCACTGCGCCGCCATATCCCGCGCCATCGGAAGCACCGTGAGGTTACCAAGCGCGTCAAGTGCTTCAGCAAGGTTCGCGTAGGTCTTGGACGAAGAGGGCAACCCGAACGCCATCGGATCGCCACCGAGCGCCGCGCAAATTCGGTCGGTTGGAATCGAGCGAATCGCTCCAAGGTCAAGGTCTTTCGGGCTGAACGTTAGCGGATTGATTTTTGACGGAAACGGCAAGTAAACCGCTTGGCCGCGAGCGTCCAAAATTGTCTCATTGATCAGGTCACGCATATCCCGCATTTGTTGCGGAGTCGGAGCCGTGCCGCCTGGTGGAACCGTTTCCGGCGTCATCACGTGCGCGCCAGTCGCCCCATTCCGAAGAAGGGTATCGAGCCAACCCGACGCCTGATTATCCGCGCTGACTTCCCGAAGCTGACCGTAAAGCGGCGAGAAGCCGCAACGAACGTCAAGCGGATCAATCCCGTTGCGGGTCATCAAGACGTCTTCGTAGTTCAGATCAACCGGACCCGCGCCATAGGCCACGTAACGATAGTGGGTGATTAGCTTCAGCCCATCGGGATTGTCACGGTCGCTTAGGATCTGCGTCCAGTTGTGAGGCATGTACCAAAAGCCGATGAGCCGCCCCGCGTTGTCCCGTCGCTTAAAGAGAAACGAATGCCCGCGAGTGTCCAACGAAAGGATAAGGCCAGCAATCAGGGCATTCCCGTTGTAATAGTCGTTCGGGTGATTGAAAACGTTGACCGCTTGAGCGACCTGCGGACCTTGAGCACGATTCCACTGATTCTTGGCCGGGTTCCACTTTTGGACGATTAGCTCCAAGTCCTGAAGCATCGTCGCTTTTCGCTGAATGCACGTCGCGACAATCGAATTGTTCCACGGATCGCCAACCTCTTCGGCGTAGTTGATTCGCGAATTGCGAAGCCACGGCGTAGCACGGTACATTGACGGGCCACGGTTCGGGCCTTGCGGACGGAATGCCTGCAACCACTTGGTAGCCGTTTTTAGTAGGTTCATAGCATTACCTTTCGCCAATCGTCGAGATCCATAGAGAAGCCTGTCTGTCTCGGCCGGAACTCCCATGCAGCCAACGCAAGTCCGATAACCGTGTCATCGTGCATGCCGTCGGGTGCGTTCATCGTCACGGTTCCTTTCGCGGTCACGTCGTATTCGTAGGCAAGCAACTCGCCAGTCTGTACCGGGTCATTCAAAAGTGAAATCGCTCGCCGCTCAAACTGAAGTTGCAAATTCTCAATAAGCTGTCGTTTTGAGTCGTGCGTGAACTTGAAAGACACCACGCGATGACTCGGAAGCCGCCGCCGAATCAATTCATAGACTGGGTCCCCGACGCCCGTGGAATCGACCACGAGCACCGCGCCGGGGTGTTGCTCGACGACTCGCGCCACCCGTTCTACCGTCGCTTCCCACTGGATGCCGTTCCATCGGCTTAGGTGGTTTTGCCGCCCGTCCTCGCCTAGACCACTGAGTACCGAATAGTCCTGAGTCCGCGCAAGGTCAAGCCCGAAAAACTTACAAGGGTCGCCCTGCGTGTGGCTACCAATGCACTCACGAACGCCTTGGAACACGCCGCCCGCATCTTCAAGGAACTCCGCTAGATACTCTTGCCGGAATGACCGTTCCGGCATTTGCGCGCGGGCGATTTCGATGAACGATGACCGGATGTACGGGTTTGCCGACGTTGGAGCATGAAACGATGCCCAAAGGCTTTGCGTCGGGTCCTGCCCGCGCTGGAATGCTTCATGGAAGAAGTTCATCCCCTTGGGTGTGCCGAGTAGCCAGGCCTCGCCGCTGTAGTCGCTAAGCGTCGGAAGAATCGCGTCGTTCCAGATTTGGCCTAGCTTCTTGCAAAGCCCGGCTTCGTCGATCGCGACCCGTTTGTACTTTCGCGAACGGCCGGCGTCTTCGTCTTCGAGCGTCCAACCTTCCCACGTTCCGCCGTTGATCAGCTCAATTCGCCGGTCCGTCGCGTTAGCCGACTTGATGACCGGCTTCAGCCTCACCACCATGTCACGGAACGATTGAGCGAGGAGCTTGTACGTTGGAGCAAAGTAACCGAACGGGGCCGCTTCGTCGACCATCGTTTCGACGGCCAGCTCGCAGTTCACAAGGTGGGTCTTTCCAAACCGACGACCGCAGGCGACCGCGTTAAACGTCTTCCGAGCCGCTAAGATCCTCATCTGCCCCGGGTGAGGCATCGGGATACTCAATGCGATCTCTTTTGACACGGATGACTACTTCCCCGGAGTGATCGAGCTTCTCGGTGAACATTCCGAGGTACTTACCTTCGAGTTCAGCGGCTTTGAGAGCCGCGCTGAACTGCCCCGCTTCTTCTGCCAATTTGCCGCGTCGTTCGATGTCTCTCAAGACGTCGTCAGCGGTTCTCTTGGTCCGTTCCGCTCGTTGCGCAAAAGCTTCTTGGATAGCTTGCTGAATCAAAGGTTTTGAAAGGTTCTCGGTTGATATGGATTGAGCCGTTTTCGCGCTGTATCCTGCTTTGATCGCCGCCTGTGTCGCGTTTAGGTCAACAAGGTATTCCTGAACGAATAGCGCCTGCTTTGGGGTCAGCTTGCTATTCGCCATCGCGTCAGTTCCTTGGCTTCCCGCCGTTGCGCTCGTTGCTTCCGGAGTCGCCACGCCCGCATTCGGCTCCGGGTGTTGAGCTTGATCTTAGCCAACGTTCCCCGGCGGGTTGACGTCCTCACTGTCCGCACTGTGGTTCGGGTTCATGGTGCCGACAACCGCAAGCACGATCCCCGTGGCCACCGTCGCCTCTTGGGGGCTAAGCACACCACGCAGAGACAGCATCGTCAAAATGCCACCGACCACGGCCATGATGGACTTCGAGTTAAATACAAAATGCTTAAATGGCTGATTTTTCATGGCTTAACCTCGCGATAGCTTTTCTTTGATCCATTCCAAATTGGTCTGAATTTGGGTGAGTGTTTCCGCGACGTGCCGAAGCTCGGTGTTTTGGTTGTCGCTCTGGCGCTTCACCGCCGTGAGGTCGTTCTTGACCGCCTGCATGTCCACCCAAAGCTTTCCGCAAGCCACAGCAAGGCCCAGAACCGCTGAAGAGGCCACGGTAGTGACAAACGTTGTGAAGTCGATTGGGATTGTCATCGGCTTTAGTTCAAATCGCCCCGTCCGTGCCGGGTGTGGCGCCCAGGCGGTGCGGGGGTACTGCGGCCCGAACCATGGCGAGAAAGGGCCCATAACGAAAAAGGCCCCGCCTGATTATTCAGTGGGGCCTTCAAAAATTGTGGATATTCAGTCACACCGGTATCGGTATAACGAGAAAAGGGTATCACGGAATTGGCCGCTTGTCAAGGGCTGTCGAAAAATCTCAGGAAATTCATCGAGCCCCCGAGGGCATGACCCACGTATCGCCAACCTTCTTCGCCCCATCAGGGATAGGCGCATCGTCTTCAATATCGATCCCGCCAAATTCGAACGGGGTCGCCCGCATCTTGGCGACAAGGTCTTTCATGAACTGATTGAGCACCGTGCCCGCAACTAGCGGCTTTGGGTAGCCAAGCAAAAACATGACCCCTGCGTCGGCAAGCATCCTTGGCCAAAGCTCGCCGGGATAAGCGTTCTCAATCTTCGTGATGTCACCGCCGCCACGCCCGTCGCATTGTGAGGCCGACGGAGCATAAACCCAGAGTAGGAACGGCTTGGCTTTCCGAAACGTGCGTACCGACTGGATGTACTCCGATGCCGCAAGATTCAAGGACTGCCCCGTCATGCCCCCATTGCCGTTCGGCCTGATCCTGAGCTGAATGCCGTTCGCCCCACCCGCCTGGTAGTCAGCCCAAAGCTGAATCAACTCGATCGGCGTAAAGTCCCTTCGTCTTTTCATCCCGCCCTCCTTCCTTGGTATCGGTCGTTCCAGAATCACTTGAGTTCTGCCGGTTGAAGTTTTGATTCCTCTAGCGAGATCGCTCCTCGGCGTATTGCCATCATCAAGAAATCGACTCGCCTCGCCTTGTGGATGTCCTTCTTGGGGAACCTATTTTTGATCATGTCGAGCGCCGCGGCCCGCACGGATTCACCGTCAGCGTCGGCCCAATTCCCGCCAAATTCGCCGCTGACTGCCCACCATCGTAAGCCTTTTCCGGGCGTCGAGTCCGCCGCTCTACCGGGCAGGAACCGGCGGAAATCAACCCATCGAGGTGGGCGTTGCATGTCCGAATTCATGATCTTCTGGCAAGCCTGTTCGACTTCCCGATCGCTATATTCCTCAAGATTTGGCTCCCATGCTCGCCAAAGGTTGTTCGGCAAACCAGCCTGATTGAAGTTCCCCCAGAGCTTCGCCAAGGCCACCTGCTTTGGGCTTTGGCGGTTCTCGTAGCCGCTCATCGGATGACCTCACGTTGCCTTCGAAAGGCTTCCCGCTTCCTGTCGATCTCATCCTGGTCATGCCCTTCGGGGACGGGCAGCTTCGTCGGGTCGAATGCGGCAAGCGGGTTTGATTTCCCGAAAATCGCGCCGGCGCTTTTCGGCATAAGCCTCGTCACGGGGTCCGGTGGGTTTCCGGTTTCCGGGTCCGGTTCTCCCACAAAAATAAAATTGGGCCCAGGTTGAAGTCTTGCGGCAGGTGGCTCGGGGTCAGCAATTTCCGGGGCCTCCCCGTTCTTAGTACCTACTACCTCTTGTATTTCTTTATTGGGATGGGATGGGATGGGATGGGATGGGAGTAGCGTTACATGGTGTGTTACATGCGCGTTACATTCAATCGTGTTCGCATCCTGTAACAGCGTTACATCCGCGTTACACGATGCGTTACCATCAGCTTGCAACGGTGTTACACTCGGTTGTTTAGTTGGCTTCTGTGTTCGCTTCGATTCGCGATGAGCGGCAACCCTAGCTGCGGCTTCTTCGGCTTTCGCCTCTCGGGTTTGCTTGGACGGGTTGTACTTGAGGAATGACCGGATCTGATACCCGCCATCGACCTTCACCCACCACGGATCGCTGCCGCCTTTGCCTTCTATGAGGTCCTTGAGGCCGGTGGTGCGACCTCCTCGCAGTTTAAGTAATCGAGCATCCGAAATGAACCCGTCCGTCTTGAGGCGGTTGGCGCAAGTGATGCCGCAGATGTGGAGCGCGATCGCGTTGTCGCTCATCAGGGCGGTATCGTCCTCGTCGTCAAAAGTGTCGGTGATCCTAGCCCAAGCCATCAGTCAATCACCTCAATGGTCACCACGATTTGGCACTTGCCCCCGTGCTCCTTCTGCGTGCCCTTTAGCTCAACGTCTCCCACTTTTAACCACTTCCTAGTGTCGTCTGGTATCCAGCCCGCGTCCACGATGCCGTCGTAAGCTGCCTTAAGTGCGCCAATGGCGTTAGGTTCGTCGCGTGGTCGATAGATGTCCGGATCTGCGCTTGGCCCCATGTACCAATCGGTCGAAACTCGAATGCGCCTCGGGTACCAATCGCTAGGCTTGGCATTTTTGGCGAGCAACTTCACCACGTCCCGGTATCCCGTGGCTCGCTCGGTGCCGTTGGCTGCCTTGTGCCTTTGTCGCCAATGGTAGTGGGCATTCTGGCTCAATGCCCTTGGGGGAAGAGGGATAGTAAACGAGTAGATCAATCCTTCACCCCACAAATCTGCTTCACTGAATCGAAATCAAGCCTTAACTGGATGGCGATATCTTCAAAGCCATATCCTTGCTTGCGAAGCCTCTCAATGGTCGCGACGTGGCACTTGGTCGCTTTCATGAACGGGCGGCGAGCATGAACACGCCGCTCCCACTTGACTGAGTTATCACGGTTAAAATCGCTCAACGTTCGCCTCTAATCGGTTGGCCGCTTCGTCGAGCACGGCCACGTAGTAGAGCGCATATCCATCCTTTGATTCCACGCGCTTCACGTCCAAACCAAACCCCCGAAGGGCGACGGCAAGCTGGTCGCTCGCCATGTCCTTCGGGGCAAGATCGGTCGGGCTTGCCATTAGTCGTCCTCGAAGGGGTCGTATGCCGCCGCCTCGGGTGTTGGCGCCGCATTCCGCGCCGGTTGTCTCGTAGCTCCTTCGGGATCGTCTTTCACTCGGTCCAGGCCCTTCACGTTGTCCGCAGTGACTTCCCAAATCTCACGCTGCACACCTTCTTTGTCGGTGTACTTGCGAGACTCAATCCGGCCATCGACGGCGATTAGGCGGCCCTTCGTGATGTAGTTCGAGACGTATTCGGAGTTGTGCCCCCAAGCTTTGACGTTAAAGAAATCGGCGGTCGGTTCGTTCGGATCGGTCGGCTTGCGGCCCTTCTCCACCGCAATGGAGAAGGTGGCGTAGTTCTTTCCCGTGGTCGTCGTGCGGATTTCCGGATCTCGGGTGAGTCGACCAATGAGGACGATGCGGTTAAACAATCAAGGCCTCCTGAGTCTTATCGGCAAACGGGTCTTCAGTCGCGCCAACCAGTTCGGGCTTTTCAAGATTCGGGAAGCCTGATCCAGCCCATTCGATCACCGTCTCAAAGTCACGCAATCCGCCTTGGTGCGCCTGGGTAATTGCCGCCGCCGCCGTGATCGGCAGGTCGGAGTCTTTGCAAAGGTCGACCAGTTCCTGCCACTCCATTGGGCTTGGATTGAATTGATTAAGTGCGCTTGTCAAAGCCGCGTTGCGCTCGGCACGGTTCCATTCGTTTGCCAATTCGAGGCTTCGAATACCAGCCGCGTGAGCCGCCTTGACGATCTCCGCGCCAACCTCAACGGGCCGCCCACGAAGGAACCGAGTCCAGTCGGGAGTATCAAAACCCCATGCCGCCCGAATCGCTTTTAACTCGGGATCACCCTTTGGCCGCGGTTGACTTGCGACGTCACCGCGCGGCTGAGCCGCATCCTCTTGAACCGGGGAAGGTCGCTCGGCAATCTCCTGAACTTCGGCCGAGTCAAGCCAGTTCAAAAACGTGTCGCCGGTCTTCGAGTCAATCCGAAAAATCCGGTTTCCAAAAAGACCGGTCCGGTCCTTGGTTTGGGAAGCGTTGTGCGCCATGTCGAGCTGGAACACGGTCGTAAACTCGTATTCGACATCCGGTTCTTGAATAGCCGCGAGTCCGACCTTTTGGACCTTGCCGCCCTCTTGGGAGTAGTCCGTCTTCGCCCGCATGCACGCGATAACGTGAATGCGGCTTTGAAGAATGGCGTTCTTGAGTTCGTCGGCTTCGGCCTTCACCGGCCCCCAGTTCGCGTACTGGTTTTGCTTCCCGCCGCGCTGGTCGAGTTGCTCCTTTCGGTCAAGCAAATACTTCCAAGCGTGAGAGAAGGAATCAATAATGATGACCTTGTATCCCGCTTCTTCAGCTTGCTGAATCGCCGCAATGTACTTCTCAGGGGAGAATGGCGGCTCAATGTCCGCAACGTCGAATTCGGTCACGTGTGAGTAAAGCGACGCCGAACCATTCTCCGTGTCGATGACCGCGATCGGCCCGCCCTTCGCCAATCCCTTCGCCAATTCGAGCGCCGAACGAGTCTTCCCGCTCCCTGATGCGCCCATCAGCCCTACTTTCAAGAAGACGCGCTTCCTGCTGGCTTTCTTAAATAAGCTCAAATTCCTTCCTCCGTTTTGGTCGTGCAGGCGGTATCATCAGACAGACAGTTCGTCCGATCCGCCTCAAGTGGGTCGTGGGCCTCGCTCTTGTCAGGGGGCGGGGCCTTTTTGGTGTCTCGGATTCGATTTGCAATTATCCGAATCGCGTTTACGCTCACGGAACCGGTCGCAGACAACGGGGCGAAAAGCGCAGCGAGTGCTTCGGCTGTCTCATCAGTCCGCCCCCAGCCCCAGTACCGCGAGGCAATTTCCGCCTCAACGATTGGCGAAAACAGGCGTCTACGTCCTTGGGCCTTTCGGTCGCTAAACACGGTTTCTGTGTTCATCCGCACTAATATACACGGGCAACACGGGTTCGGTGTATGGAATTTTGTGCTTTTTTGGTGAATCCTTACGGCATGGCTTATAGCCCTGGCGAAAAAATAGGCATCGCACGATCCAAGAAAGGCCCCAAAGGTTGGAGCCAGACTGATTTGGCTACGGCGCTGGCCAAAAAACGGGCATTAGGCATTGATAACGTCCCGAAGTGGCGCTGTCGGATTGCGAACTACGAGAACAACCGTCCAACCCCACCGCCGGAACCTTTGAAGCTCATCGCTGAAGCCCTTGGGGTGTCGCTCAGCTGGTTTTATGAGCCGGAGGACGACACGCCGGTCTGGAAAGGCGTTGAGATCGACGGCGCGGGGGTCTCAGCGTTTGCCAGCGTTGTGCCTATCGGTAAAACCCGAATGATATATGCTGGTGAAACCCCTTGCTCAACTAATTGGGGCGATCCGCTTTCAGGAGGTGAGGACATCGAAGTAGACGCACGCTTCGCGGGACGCGACCGGTTTGTCACTCGGTTTGTAAACGACTCGTGTTACCCTGCGCTCAAAGAAGGCGACCTTGGTATATGGGAGCGAGACAATCGCCCGAACTTTGGCGTCATCGTCCTTGCTCAACGCAAAGGCGACCATGCGTGTACCGCTAAGATGCTCGCCGTCGATACCAAGACTTTGACGCCCAAGCTGCTACCTATCAATCCTCAGACTGAACCGCCAAGCAACGGTGAAGGGTGGGGAGCCATTGCTCGCCTAGTGGGCGTCATCCGCGATGAAGACGGGCTTGAGCAGACGTGGCATCGACCGAGCGGGCTTCGACCAAGAGACCTAATTCCCGCCATGTGAACGCCTAACAAAAAACACCAAAAAAACACCACTTAAAAACACAGAAACTGTGTATCATGTTCTCCGTAGCCCGCTGACACGGGCATAGGAGAACTAAGATGCGAGCTGTCAACTTTTGCCGACACTGGGAGAACCTTCGGGAAATCTTCCGCGACCTTCACGATCTGTTCGTCGCCCCCTATCGAATCCGGGTGGTGCTCTAATGCCCACCCCAACCCGAACCTTCGTCGAGATCGATATCGAGCTCGATCAAATCGCCGATGCCTTCGACCGATTAGGCGACGGGGGCACGGAAGAAGAAATCCTCGCTGCCGTCGAAGCCTACTTCGGCGACCTCATGGACGAGCGAGACCGCAAGCTCGACAACTACGCTCGCTTCATCGCTCAGCGACAAGCTTACGCCGAGTTCCGCGAAACCGAGGCCAAGCGCCTCGCCGCCCTTGCCAGAGCGGATCTGAACGCGGCGAAATCCTGCAAGGATCGCCTTCACTGGCTATTCGTTGAGCGCGGCTGGACCAAGATCGAGACGCCGAATCACAAGTTCGCGATCCAAAAGAACGGCGGCAA